GCCAGCGACAACCGGCAATCTTAAACGACTACAGGACGCAGCGGTCCGCGACTTAGCTTGGATGCTAAATGACAGCGCCGCGTCTTATATAAATGTGGTTGCTAGCATTCCGGGCGTAAATAAAATTAAATTAACAATTGATATCGAAGCGCTTGGCCAAGAGTCTCGATTCGAGTTTGTCGAAAATTGGAAGGCGGGATCATGAGTTTACAGACACCTACCACAAAAGATATCAGCGACAACATAATCGCGCAGTTAGAAGCGTCGCTTAATCAGTCCATACCGTTGTTGCCTAAAGCATTCTTACGAGTCTTAGCTAAAGCACTCGGAGGCGTTTTCATTCTACTGTATAAATATGCAGGCTTTATGTTTTTACAAATGTTTGTGCAAACAGCCAGCATCAGTGAAACCACAATTAACGGGATTACCATATCGCCACTAACGCAATGGGGCCGGTTGATTGGCATAGGCGACCCCGTGGCCGCGACTAACGCCGAGCTACTTATAGACATAACAGTCAATAATCAAACGGGGACATTACCCTCGGGGTCTCAACTAGTTAATTCAGCCAACGGCGTGACATATATAACAATCGGCACAATAAATTTAAACGCGTCAACGGTGCAAGTCACGATACGCGCTTCGGCGGACCAGCAAGGCGGAGGGGGCGCGGGTGTTATTGGCAATTTAGAGATCGCGGATGTTGTTAGCTTTGCCAACCCGCTAGCAAACATTAATCGCAATGCAGTTGTGGACTCCCAAACAGTCACAGGCGCCAACGCGGAGTCAACCGGAGCGTATCGCCAGCGAATAATAGACCGATTCCAGAAACGGCCGCAGGGTGGCGCATACTCGGATTACGAGGGATGGGGCGAGGAAGTTGTCGGGATCATAAACGTTTACCCATACACGGGCGACCCCGGCGAAGTCGATTTATATTCGGAGGCCACGGTCGCTAGTTCTGGATCAGCCGACGGCATACCGACATCACCGCAATTACTAGCTGTACTTAATTCGGTTAATTTTGATCAAGACGGTTTAGCCTCGAGGCGCCCCGTTAATGCGTTTGTCAACAGTAACGCAATCACTCGAACGGGTTTTAATGTAGCGGTCGACGGGATAGTCGTAGACGATTTAGCAGCGGTACAAGCAGCAATCACAGCGGCCATTACACAGTATTTTTTAGACCGAGAACCTTATATTATCGGCTTAAGTATACCGCCCCGACGCGACCGAATAACTCAGGGCGCCGTCATCAGTATCGTTGATAGTATTGTGAGCGCATCGGGCGGGATATTTGATACAGCTACAATAGAAGAAACAGACACGACGCCGGTAACAACCTACGAATTAGGTATCGGAGAAAAAGCGAAAGCGGCTAGTATAGGGTTTATCTAATGTTTCTTAGAATTTTTCAGCACTTATTACCTAACGCTAGAGCGTGGCGCTTAACTGTTGATAAAAAGCTCCGCCAATTTTTCGAGGGCTTAACTTTTTTAGGCGCTGATATTAAAGAATATGTGGATTTAGTCTGGTCTGATATATTCCCGCAGACTACCCGCGAGCTTGACGCATGGGAAAAACAGTTCGGGCTACCCGCAACCACATTGACTATACAGGAACGCCGCGACCGTTTAGACGCGACTTGGAAAGCATTGGGAGGTCAATCGCCTCGGTACATACAAGACACATTGCAAGCGGCAGGCTTCGACATCTACATACATGAATGGTGGCGAAGGGCTTATATAGTCGAGTGCGGGGAAGCATTAGCGGAATGCGGAGAGCCCTTAGCGGAAGCTGGTGACACGAGAAGCACCGGGTTTCCGGCGTCGGCGATACCAAGAGATCCGTTTGAGTTTCTTTCGGACGGTACAACAGGGCTGGGGTTTTACCTTAACAGCGGGGGCTCCGTGGCAATTAGCGGCAACCCCCAAGCAATCAGCGGCGCAACTAACGGAGCGTCAGGAAAGCTTTTAGTGAATAAACCTGCTACGATAGCGTATCAAATCCCGACAGACGAAACAAAATGGCCCTATATTATTTATTTTGGTGGCCCGTTATACGGCGAAAAGGCAACAATAGATCTAGCCCGGCGCGAAGAGTTTGAAGGCTTATGTTTAAAATTATGCCCTACTCAGCAGTGGATCGGGCTTATAGTGGAGTACGGTTAAATGGCTTTAGATATTAATGACACATATGCGAATAGCACCCCCGCAGACACAAGTTACCCATACGGTTCTGCAAAGAATGAAACGTCGGGGGGCGCTTTAGATGGTACACCTTGGGAAAAAGCAGGGTTCGATGATTTATATGGCCTCATGCAATCATTGCTAGCGGGCGCGGGCACTGTACCCAACGGCAACCCCGACACGGTTTTAGCACCGCAGTACTTAGCATCTATATTCAATTTACGCTGGTATAACAAGGTCGACTTTGTGGTCGGCTCTAAAGTTGTGGGCTCAAACGGTGTGACATATGTGTGCAAGCAAGCAAACGGGCCTGCTAGTACAGTTCAAGACCCGGTAACAGAAGGCTCGCCACGCGCAAAATGGTTGACCGAGGCGTCGAGCATGTTTGATTTACTCAACCCAGTAGGCGCTCTTTACTTCTCACACGCTTCTAATAGCCCGGCGGATCTATACGGTGTTGGAACGTGGCTTCGAATTAAAGGTCGTTTTATAGCAGGACTTGACGAGGCCGACACAGATTTTAATACCCCCGGCGAAACCGGCGGAACTAAAACGCACAATCACAATAGTACTTTTGCAGTTGCAAACCACACTCTTACGATAGACCAAATACCCCCGCACACGCACAACATAACTCGGGTGCTATCGGGCGGCGCGGTTGATGGGTCTTTTCAGAGCGTAATAGATGGCGATTCCGACCCAGCCGTGGGGACAACCACTTCAACGGGGGGCGGTAGTGGCCACGGTCACAATATTTCAGGGGCGGTGAGTAATAAAGAACTACTTCCGCCTTATCAAGTTGCATATATTTGGCGGAGGACAGCGTAATGGCAATCAAACCCGATTCACTTTTTATTGGAAAAATAGCAGCGGCCAGTACTAACTACCCGCTCGGCTCGGCGCGCAATATAACCACACCGGGCGACGGCACAGGAACGCCGTTTGTCGCTGACCTTCTAAACGACACGTTTGGATTTCAGCAGGCCATACTCGCCGAAGCGGGGCTGACACCTAGCGAAAACCCGGACACGGCGATAGATTCGCAGTACCTTGACGGCTTAAAAGCATTATTAAATACTGCTTACGGGCTAGGGTCGCTAGGCTTATCTGACACCAGGGTCACTACTTCTGATTTAAACGACGCTGGGCCTTCAGGATTCGGTTGGTTTAGTGATAGTGCTACAAACCTTCCCACAGCTTCATCTTTCGGCGTGTACATAAATCTTCCGTTTGATGATGATGGGAGCCCCGCTTCCCAAATGGCATTTACAACATCGCCTGCACAAAGAGCTTTTTTCAGGTCAGGAAATCTTTCGGGGGGCCAACAGGATTGGGCCGAGTATTTCCACACAGATAACGTGAGCGCCTTTGCGCAGACTATACTCGACGACGCGGACGCGGAAGAAGTGAGGAAAACAATAGGCGCTGTCAGTGCGAACCCGGTAGTAGCCCCCCTTGAATTAATAGCGCACCGGGGATTTAAAAACAGTTTCCCGCAAAACACGATGCTAGCGTTAACTAGCGCCATGGAACGGGGCGCGGATTCGTTAGAGTGTGATGTTCAGATCACTTCTGACGGCGTCCCGGTGGTTTTTCATGATTCAACCCTTGACTCACTTACTAACGGTTCAGGCACTATCGCGAGTAAGACCCTAGTCGAGGTGCAGGCGCTTGTGATCGATGAAGTCGCAGGAACGGCACTCAGCAGCGTTCGAATACCGGAGTTTTCAGAAGTTTTGAAATACTGCAAGGGCGCGGGAGTAAAATTATATCCTGAAATTAAGGAGTACAGAACTCAAGCGGACATACAATTGATGCTTGACGAAGTTGTATCATCGGACATGGAGCGCCTTTGCTTTTTTTCAACGTTCGACATGAGTGATGTTCAATTTTTCCGAACTTTAAATACAACTATAGACGTCGGGTTTTTAAATACTAGCAACGACTCAGCGGTATACGAGCCTCGGATAGACACGCTTGCCGCACTTGGGAACTGTTCTTTTCCTACAAATTACGCAGCGCTTCTTACTGCGCCCGACATTGTAACGTATGCTAGAGATAGGGGGGTCGATGTACATGCTTGGACTGTTAATGATAATACAGACGCAAAAAAATTAATGCGCATCGGGGTCTACAAAATAATGAGTGACACCATATTAGAGGTATTGTAATGAGTACTACCATAGCTATGAGCAAGTACTGGGCCGATTTTAGGCAACAATTAAGCGGCGCAGGCACTATCAGTATTGACGCGGACGGCCAAAGGGCGACATGCACTGCGGGTGCGGGGGATGTCGCCTATGTGAAAAAATTTATTCCGGCCCGAGCGGGCGAGATTGTTAAATTTAGCTTTTTAGCTAGGAGGATATCGGGGGAGCCCAAAGCCGCAATTAACTATCCGGCTGCGGGTGACTCTCAATCCGTAGTGGATATTGACTCAGATGAAATGGTCGAGTATACGGTGTCTTACATAGTGCCCTATACTAATGATGAGGGCGCGGATTACCTGCAATTATCTCTTGGCACTTTCACTAGCGAAGCGGGCTCATGTGAAGTTGTGAACCCCCGTATTCAGGTAAGTGATGGGTCATTGGGTTTCATGAGAGTGTGGTGCGCGGGTCTAATAGAACTCACTCGCGCCGGGGGAGCTACAACGGCAGCAATTGATGACACCCACATGAATTGTGGTATTAAGTCAGTGGATTGGGATTCTTCTACAAAAGTGTTAACAATAGAAATGTTAAAAAGCCCCAATCAATCTCTGGCACTCAGGCCTATGCTAAGCGCTGAATTTCGCCTTGGTCTTTTGCCAGAACTATTTACAAAAGCCGGTAACTATCAGCAGACTTCGGGCGAATTCGACATAAGCTTCTATGATGGTGGGTCGAGTACTGTTGACGTTAACAGCCTACTAACGAATGGCGAAACTGTCTTTGTTTCTGTTTGGGCGTTTGGTATATAATATGAGATTTTTATTTCGCATAATATCGATGCTTGCCGGGATACCTTTGTTAATCATTCCTACGCTATGGGCTACCTACCGTGATTTAAACGAATTACCCTGGGGACTTAATAAAATATGGGGCAATGCGGAAGATGGTTGGAACGGTAACGGCACACAAAAGCGTTTTTGGTTATTAAATGGTGCGGTGAGTCGAGCCAACGGGGTGCAAGGTTGGTGGCCGAATTATCTACGTCAGCAAGGGGTCATGTGGCGCGAACTTTCATTCGTGCGGTTATGGTGGTATTCGTATAAGTGGTGCGCAATAAGAAACCCTGCTTGGAATGCTAGATATTTGCCGTATGTATCAACCAGCGTCGATGTAAAAGACATTATTAGTTATTACCTATCAGGCAATGCCAGTAACGCCACACCGACCAGCAAAGTTGATCTTTGGTATGACTTTGAGTTCGCAAACGCTGATGGCACATTTAAAGCTAAGTACCGGCACAAGCGCATATATAAAAATTACTTTCTGCATCTTAGATGGGGCTGGAAAGTTTACCCGGATCTATTTGGCAAAAAGACAACCCCCGCATTCAAAGACCGCTCTGTTTATGTATTTCAGGTTAAATTAATTAAGGTTGAATTGTAATGAAACAGCGCATAATTGACAAAATAATCAAAGTCGAAGGCGGCTATGTCGACGACCCTAGTGATTCCGGCGGTGAGACCAACTTCGGTATAACTTTGGCCGTTGCTCGCGCCTACGGATACCAGGGGGCCATGCGTTCACTACCTCGTTATGTGGCTTTTAGTATTTACGAGACACAATACTGGGACGCGGTGCAGGGCGACTATCTATCCAAATTATCCGAAGCGATAACAGAAGAGGTGGTCGACACGGGCGTTAATATGGGCGTCAATCGCACAGGTTTATTTCTGCAGCGTTCGCTAAATGTGCTAAATAACCGCGAGGGCTTATATCGTGATCTTAAAGTCGACGGTATTATCGGTTTGGCCACGATCAGCGCGTTAACTAGATACCTAGAGCAACGCGACGAGAGAGCGCTACTCCGGGCGCTTAACTGCTTACAAGGCGCGTTTTACATAGAGTTAGCAGAGCGCCGCGAGAAAGACGAGACTTTCGTTTATGGCTGGTTCAAGCATAGGGTTAAAATATGAAATGGTTAGTATTGTTTTTAGGATTATATGTGCTCGCTACTATAGCCTGTTGTATTGTTTTGGCAGTCGCTTGGCTCGGGCAAGTAACAGGCGTTTTTAGCTGGGCGTTAGCAAATTATGATTTTATAGGAGGTGCTTTTGTTTTTGCGATAGCGGTGTCTTTCTTTATTAAGAAGGTGACGACATGATAGGTTTTATTAAAAGTTTCATTAGTGGGGGCGCTGTTAAATCCATTGAAAATATAGCGTCTGAATGGATAGAAACGGACAAAGAGAGCGCCGA